TATCTGCTGCATTTCCCCTTCAACCGGAATGAATACCCGGCATACGAAGGCAACGGACCTGCTTACAAAACCGAAGTCTGAACCGACCCCGTGCTGGTTCCCGTTGTCGATATGGATGGCAAGCCTGTTGCCATCCACGTACTCAGGCGTCCAGAGGTTATCTGCCGGAACATTGCCACTGTTGCGGAACCACTCCACTTCGGTAGCATCGTCCACCATCACATCATCCGTTATGTCAATTGTACCATAAAAAACGCGCCCGGACATTACCGTATCCACACCGCCTATGGCGAATGCCTCCCCGCCTGAAAGGGAGAGCTGGAGCGAATACCTGCTGTCGCCCTCAAGGAGTCCCCATGACGGGGAGTTCCATTTCGGTTCATCCGTTGTCTTATCTGACAGACAGCCCCACTTGCAGCCAAGGTGGTAGACCGTATGCTGTTCCAGCAGGGTATATTCGCTGCCGGAAGGCTTTGCCAGTTCGTGCTGTACAAAGCGATAAGGAGCGCCGCTCTGGGCCGTTTCCAGCGACCAGATACCCCGGTCTACCTTGTTGGGAACGACATCACCGTTATAGTCGAACTGATAGAATTTCTCGGCAATGACCGTCTGTGCAACGATGCCAACATCTTCGGTTGTCACCGGCAGTTTTTCGAGTGCCTTGATGTTAGGGAGTTTTCCGATAGTCAGCGCATAGTTGTAGTCCTCCAATATCGGCTTATAGACATTGGACAAGAACATAATCCGACCTTCTCTTGAAGAAATCATCCACGACTGTGCCCGCCCGTTAAAGCCGCCCTCTTCAGGAAGCGTACTGTTACCCCTGCGGGTTACGTTGTAACCGGCCAACGGCGGATAGTTCGTGCCGCCCGGCACTTCGCTGTCCGGATAGAGCACGACCGTTATGCTGTTCTCCTGCGCATTGGTGGCAAGAATACGCATCCAACTGGTGTAATACTCGGAACCGCCCGTAAGCAGTGTGTTGATGATGGAGAAGCAGACATCATTCTCCTGGAATTTCATGAAGTCGAAGTCCGTGCGTTTCTCGATACTCAGACGGTAGGTGTTTTCTCCCAAATCCTCCACGGATTCTATCTTGCCAATCTCGGTGAAGGAGTAATCAGATTCCATTCCTTGAATCTGGTTTATTATCAAGTCAAGCACTGACAGTGAACCGCGGACTTCCAACCGTTCTACCTGTGCCCGGCCATCAGGGAATATCCCTGCACCCTTGCCGGCAATCAAGCTGTCAACAAACTCGCCGAACCAAGCACCACCAAACAGCTTCAAAAGATATTCTGTTGCATCCGGCCGGTCCTTACGCAAAAAGTTCTTCAGTTCTTCGACAATCGCATTAATCCAGTCCTCCAGTTCCGCATCTTTATCTGCAAGTTCAAAGAAATTAGCGGCCACTCTGGAGAAATTCCGCTCCAATTTTAGGCGAACATCCCGCCCGGTATCATTGGCGCCATTCCATGGAACTATATTTTCATATTTATTATCCATACTTATTTCAATTCCAGTTCATGACCGTTAAATTCAAGAAGAAGAGGTTGCCAACATATACCGTACTCCAATGTATCCATATCAATGAAGTTTAGCATATAATCAGCAAAACGATTATGTTCTTTCCGGCTTTGCTTGCGAAGTTGGGCATGTTCCACCCTCACAACACCATTACTCTTCCTGCGCTCATAGCTGTAACTCATGAACGAAAAGGAAAAGCACTCACCACGTTTAGTACATGCCCTCATTTCATTTATAGCCTCGTAAACATTCATGCTGCAAATGTATCAAGTTAGCATCCGTAGAAAAAGGACATCATTACCGGCGCACATTGCCCTCTAACATTTCCACTCTCTTGATACCATCCCGCACTTTTCGTGGATCTACCACCAATTCCTTATCCAAAATAGCCTTCAGCAGTTCATTATTCTTCTGTAACAGCACAACTATTTGCAAACGTTGCTCAGGCGTCAATTCTGAAACAGGACCGGAAAATGACTGTGAAGGCACTCCTGTTTCTTCAGCACTATAGCCACCGCTGTACTTCCCACTTCTGGTACGAACCTGTTCCAATATCTGTGTAGTATTCAACATACGGATTGTACCATTCTTCTGTGCCATATCAAATACATCCAGGAACTGACGGACATGCGGATTAGCAACTCCTTCATGATTTGTCACAAACTCATTCTTGTGTACAGGTATCACACCTGCCACATCATCCGGATTCCCATTGCGGGTATAACCTTCCACGTATTCATCGGAATAACCGCCCGATTTCAAACCTTTCGCTTCATCACGCTGCTGCTTTGCCACCGCAATCTGCGCAGCACCACTGGCTACCGCTGCCGCAGCCGCAGCAGCCCCCAATGCAGGACCGACGAAAGGTATTCCTGCCATGGCCTTATATGCTTCCATGGCCGTAACGGCAGTAGTGGCCGTAACCTGTAATACCGCAGCCGCAAATTGCTTATCCGCATATTTCTTTTTCACCTGGTTGATTGCTTCTTCCTTTTCTTCTTCCAATTTGGTAGTATCCTTGCCAGCTTTCTTGGCAGCCTTGATTTGCTTGTCATATTTACGGCTAACTTTACTAATCTCTGCATCCTGAAGGGCATTAATAACTTGGCTGGCAGCAGAGGTAGCCTGACCAACTACATCTAATGCAGCTTTAGCCGTATCTATTCGCTGCTGTTCGCGTTCCTCTGCAATCCGGGCTTTTTCATCCTGATACTCTTCAAACGTTATCAAGTCCGCATCATACATCGCTTTCAAAAGCCTATTCTTTTCCTGAAAAGAAGAAGTATTATTTATATCCTGAAAACCGTTCTTACGCTGTTTTTCTTTATCAGCCTGTTTATCCTCATAATCCATATCCTGCAATTGGGTATCAATACCTGAAGTATCCTCCCCATATGCAGCCAGCATGTCTCTCCGGTCATTCAGATATTGACGTTCCAACTCTTTCAGCTTCTCCAGATAATCCGCTTTCCGTTTAATATCCCCTGATATATAGGCTTGTTTCAATGCTGCCCGTTGTGCCTGGAACTCTTCATCAATAACAGCCAAATTATCATTCTGCGCATTTTTTCCGGCATCCTTAGCGGCTTGCGTCAACCTATCAGCCTCGGCAATCATCTTATCATAAATCTGCCCTTGAATATCCGAAGCATCCTTACCGAATTTTACCAACAATGCCTTGCGTTTCAGTAAATAGGAAACTTCAATTTTATACAGTTCCTGCTGGTACTTTTCTTTCGTCATTTTCTCATCATCCAGCAGTTTCTGTTTTAACAGGTTCCGCTCTTTCTGCATATCCTCTTTCAGTTTTTCCATACGGGCTTTCAACTCTTTTTTCTGGGTTTCTTCATCCACTTCTCTCCCATGCCCATTCCCTGTACTGCCCGGAGTAATAACGACTTCATCCAAAATATTTGCCTTATTCTTGGCAGAGGGTTTGTTTATGAACGGATTCATTTCCGCCTTCACCGCAGTGATACGCTTAGCCGCCTTTTCAACGACTTCAACATAATCCTGAATCTCACCCTGTATCTTTGGGATATCGCTTCTATTCGAATAATATTTCTCAAGGTTCTTGGTAATGGCTTTCGCTGTATTTTTAGCAGTGTTACCGGCAGCAATACTCTTATCCGTAGCTACGACCATTTTTTGAAGGAAATCATCTACCTGTGACTGAGGCAATGTACCAATGAGGGCATTACGGACATCGTTCATCTCATCAATCTTATCCGTCATACTCTCATTCTGAATTTCGTCACTCTTCTCCTGAAGGACTTTTCTCGCCAAATTGCGGTCCATCTCTGTATTAATATCCCGATAGGCTTGCTCTATATCCTTCAGGGACGAATATTCATTAAGCAAATAAGGAAGATACTGCCCATATTTGGTATTTATTTCCTCTATCAACTCTTTCCTGCGCTTTGTACCTTCCCCGGCTGCTTTAGTCGCATCAGTCAATTTGCGTAATTGACTACGTTCCTTTTCGCTTTGCGCCAAAAAAGAATTAACGGCTTTTTCCGCATCTGAAGTGCGGGTCGCAAATTTGTAAATAGCTACCCCCGCTCCTAATGCCAGGGAAGCCAATATACCCAAAAGGTTGGCTTTACTGGCCGCATTGAAAGCTTTCATCGCAACTGTCGCCCTCTTAATGTTACCACTCAAAGCATATTTGGCAGCACTCAGCAAAAGGGTTCCGCTCCGGGATGCCCGTGTTGTGATAATATTCTTCTTTTCCTGCAACCACTCCAATGTCTTTGCGGCCGTCAAACGTTTCGTCCACAGTTCTTGCGCTTTAACCGCTGCGGTGTATGCAGTTATTACAGCAATCGACGACAATATGATTCCCTTATACTCCGATAGGATAGAAACCAGCGCACCTAACCCTTTCACCGTCATGCTTCCGGTCGTAATCATATACTTCATTACAGGAAGCAGCTTCTCACCTAATTCTACCCGTACATTCTTAAATTTCTCTTTCGCCTTATCCAATCCTGCCTGAACGGTATTATTCTGCACATTATACTCATTGGTAATACTCGTTCCCTCACGGAAGGCATCATTCGCAGTTTTCTGCTCCTTACGTACCTTTTCAACGTTTCCGGCCAAAGCACTAATCACTCCGGCAGCTTCCGCACCGGAAAGCTTCATTTCCTTCAGTATAGGAGCCATCTTATCCATACCACCGAGTTTACCCAAACTTTCCAGGAAACGAAGAAGCGCTTCATTGACATCTGTGTCAATAAGCGTGGTAAACTCTTCCACGTCCATTTTAGCAAGCTTGGCATACTTCGCCGGTTCCTGATAGATTTTCAGAATCAACCCTTGTAATGCGGTACTTGCCATTTCACTACGTAGCATGTTCTGGTCAAGCGCAGAAGCAAACCCCAACACATCAGTAATCGTCAATTTGGCCTGCTTAGCCACACCGCCCATGCGCGCAGCGAACTCTATCAGATAGGGTTCTGCCGCCGAAGAATTTTGGGCAACGGTATTCACAGCACTACCGGTAGCCAGCATATTCTCACGAAGTGTCCGGCTTGCATCCCCAAACATCTGTGACAATTTGCCGATATTCTTTACTGCATCTTCCCCCAGGTCCTCTCCTAAAGCGACATTAATCTGATTGGCAGCATCCACAAAATCCAATACACCCTTTTTACCGGTGATGCCCAACCGCCCGGCATCTCCTGCCAAAGCGTTAAGCTTTTCCCGTGGTGTACGGGTATCCATGTGCTTGAACTCCTCATTCAGTTCCGCCACTTCTTCCTTTGTCATCCCGGTATACTTGATAACCTGGCTCTCCGCCTCCTGCATCTCCGCATACTCATCAACACATTTACGGGCTGTCAACACGACTCCGGTCAACGAAGCTACGGCACTGGTTCCAATAGCAGCATACCT